AATATCCTGGAAACGAGCATATTGGGGCTTTTGGTTGTGACAGTTATGATATTAGTGGCGTTGTGGGCGGTGGAGGTTCTAACGGAGCACTTCACGGATTAACAAAGTTTTCAATGTCTGACGCCCCACCTAATCATTTTTTCTTAGAGTATATTGCAAGGCCCTCAACGGCCGAAATGTTTTTCGAAGATGTATTGATGGCTATGGTTTTTTACGGTATGCCTATACTTGCTGAGAATAACAAACCGCGATTACTTTATTATATAAAAAGAAGAGGATATAGAGGCTTTAGCATTAATAGACCAGACAGAACATATAATAAGCTATCAGTAGCGGAAAGAGAAGTAGGGGGAATACCTAATTCAAGTGAAGATATAAAGCAAGCACACGCTTCTGCCATTGAAACGTACATAGAGGATTTTGTAGGAGAAAAAGTAGATGGCTATGGAGATGTATACCTGCAAAGAACATTGCAAGATTGGGCTAAATTTGATATAAATAACAGAACAAAGCATGATGCCTCAATAAGCTCAGGATTAGCCTTAATGGCTTGCAACAAGCACAGGTATACGCCTAAGTCTAATATAAAAAGAAAAGTTTATTCTTTAGGTTTTAAAAAATACAATAACGAGGGAACTACTTCAAAAATAATATAATAAATGAATGTAAGTACAAACACTAATAGCCCATTTCCTGATCAGGTGGTTAGCGATGCTGAAAAAGCAACGTTAGAATACGGATTGCAAGTATCAAGGGCTATTGAGCAGGAGTGGTTTAACTATGGCGGTGCCGGGTCAAACAGATACACTCTTAACTGGAATAACTTTCATAACCTTCGGTTATATGCTAGAGGAGAACAAAGTGTACAAAAGTACAAAGATGAATTAGCTATTAACGGCGATTTGTCTTATCTTAATTTAGACTGGAAGCCAGTCCCAATACTTTCGAAGTTTTCAAATATTGTTGCTAATGGCATTACACAAAAACAATACGATATAACTTCTTACGCTCAAGACCCACAGTCTTTAAAGAAAAGAACAGATTACGCGGAGAATATCATGTTTGACATGATGACCCAGGATGCTAGAGCAATAGCTAGCGAAATTATTCCGAATGATTTAAGCCGATCAGGAATACCGGATACTAACTTACCTGAATCAACGGAGGAAAGAGATCTGCACATGCAGCTTGCTTACAAGCCTGCTATAGAAATAGCGGAAGAAGAGGCAATAAATACGGTATTGGCTACTAACGAGTATCACTTAACAAGAGCGAGGGTTAATCAAGATTTGGTTAACATAGGAATAGGTATAACAAAAACTTCTTTTAATCCAGCGGAAGGTATCGTTGTTGATTATGTGGACCCCGCTTATTGCGTGTGGTCTTATACAGAAGATCCAAACTTTGACGACATATATTACGTAGGTGAAGTTAAATCTATAACAATACCAGAGCTTAAAAAAGAATTTCCTTACATATCTAATGAAGACCTGGAGCGCATACAAAAGTTTCCGGGAAATCGCAGAATGATCCGCGGATTTGAAAATTATGATTACAATACTGTTCAGGTATTATATTTTGAATATAAGACATATACCGATCAAGTATTTAAAATAAAAAGAACAGATAGCGGGTTAGAAAAAGCAATCGAGAAAACAGATATGTTTAATCCTCCACCTAATGACAACTTTGAAAGAGTATCAAGGTCTATAGAGGTATTATACGAGGGGGCTAAAGTTGTAGGCACAGACATCATGCTTAAATGGAACATGGCTGAAAATATGACTAGGCCATTAGCTGACACCACTAGAGTTGAAATGAGCTATTCTATAGCGGCCCCTAGAATGTACAAAGGAGTAATACAGTCGCTTATAAGCAAGTGTATTGGGTTTGCCGATGTTATACAGCTGACGCATTTAAAAATTCAACAGGTGCTATCCAGAATGGTTCCTGATGGTGTATTCTTAGATGTCGACGGCTTAGCTGAGGTTGATTTAGGTAATGGTACAAATTATAATCCTCAGGAAGCATTGAATATGTATTTTCAAACAGGTTCTGTTGTCGGTAGGTCAATGACCCAAGAGGGGGACATGAACAGAGGAAAGGTACCTATACAAGAATTATCCAGTTCATCGGGAATAGGCAAAATACAATCATTGATTACTGCATACAATTACAATATGCAGATGATTCGAGATGTAACGGGATTAAATGAAGCGCGTGACGGGGCTATGCCTAGCGCAGATGCTCTGGTTGGGTTGCAGAAAATGGCAGCTAACGCTTCTAACACAGCTACAAAGCATATACAAGATGCAAGCATACAGTTAACTCTTAGTACTTGCGAGAATATATCGCTAAAAATAAGTGATGTGTTAAACTTTCCTCTTACTAAAAATTCTTTAATGAATAGCGTGTCTACATTTAATGTAGAAACATTAAAAGAAATGGAAAATTTGAATCTGCATGACTTTGGCATATTCTTAGAAATGGAACCAGACGACGAGGAAAAAGCTGAGTTACAAAAAAATATACAAATTGCTTTGCAAACAAAAGAGATTGATATTGAAGATTCAATAGACATCAATCAGATTAAAAACCTTAAATTAGCAAATGAAATGCTAAAGCTTAAGCGCAAAAAGAAAAAAGAAAGAGAGCAAGCTTTGGTTCAACAAAATATTCAAGCACAAGCACAAGCAAATGCTCAAGCATCTGAAAAAGCAGCTATGGCTGAGGTGCAAAAGCAGCAAGCGTTGACTGCTGAAAAGGTCGCGATAGAGCAAGCTAAATCAAACTTTGAAATGCAAAGAATGCAAACCGAAGCACAGATTAAGAAAGAGTTAATGGCTACGGAGTTTCAATATAACTTGCAGTTAGCGCAAATGAAAGCTCAAGAAACAAAAGCTAAGGACGCACAAGTAGAAGACCGTAAAGATAAAAGAATAGAAAAAGAAGGTACGCAGCAAAGCCAAATGATAGAGCAAAGAAAATCCGGAGGCATGCCAAGAGATTTTGAAAACGCAGGGCAAGAAGCCATGGGCGGTATGGATGTGTCGCAATTTATGCCGCAATAAATAAGTATTTAATAATTATATAATATCATATCATGAACGAAAAAACAGAGGGATCTTTTAAGATCAAATCTAGACCTAAGCTAACGGACGAACAATTAGCCGCTAAGAACAAAGAGCCGCTAATAGATGTCCCGAGCAATGTAACAAAAGTAGTAATTCCTAAAGAAGATAAAGATGCCGTTCAAGAGCCAAGCGCAGAAGAAGTGGATGTGGATAAATCAGCCGGAAATAGCGCGGAAGTGGTCGAAGAAGTATCCGAACCAGTCATCAAAGAAATTACCGAAGAAGATAAGCCACAAAAAGAAATAGCGCAGCCAGAGCCTGTATTAGCGCAGCCAGAATTACCAGAAAGTATTAATAAGCTTGTGGATTTTATGCGCGATACTGGCGGCACGATGCAGGATTACATTAGATTAAATACCAACTACGATGATGTAGATCGTGATGTGTTGGTTAAAGAATATTACAAAAGTACTAAATCACATTTGAGTGCAGAAGAAATTGATTTTATGATTGATGACAACTTTGCATTTGATGCGGATATAGATGAGGAGCGGGATATCCGAAGAAAAAAACTCGCGTATAAAGAAGAGGTTGCAAAAGCCCGTAAGTTTTTAAATGATACTAAAGATAAGTATTACGATGAGATCAAGTTGAACTCGTCTAGCTTATCTCCAGATCAGCAGAAAGCATCGGACTTTTTTAATCGATATAAAGAGGACCAGGAAAGAAACGCCGCAAACCATGAAAAGTTTAAAGCCAATACTAACCAATTACTTAATGAGCAATTCGAAGGTTTCGATTTCAATTTAGGTGATAAAAAGTTTAGATATGGTGTACAAAACGTTTCGCAGGTAGCAGAAAAACAATCAGACATCAGTAATTTCATAGGAAAGTTCCTTGGCAAAGATGGTGCGATTGAAGATACTGCAGGGTATCATAAAGCGTTATATGCAGGTGCAAATGCTGATAAAATAGCAAATCACTTTTACGAACAAGGTAAAGCTGACGCAATTAGAGATGTTGTAAACAAATCTAATAATACGTCTAGCTCTGCTAGAAAAGCTGCCCCAACAGGTGCCGCTAAGTTTGGTGCATATACCGTAAAGTCAGTTTCTGGAGCGGACTCATCAAAACTAAAAATTAAAAAATTTAAAAATTACTAAAAATGGCTTTAACACCACAATTTGGGAGCTTAGTCCCAACACAAGTACCACAATTACTTTCAACGAATTACCTACAGTGGGATAACAACGGAGGCGGAGCAGGCGTTCCTGAAAACTTTGCTGATTTTGCACAGCAATACCTACCAGAAATCTATGAGGCTGAGGTAGAGCGTTATGGAAACAGAACATTATCTGGATTCTTAAAAATGGTTGGCGCTGAAATGCCAATGACATCTGATCAAGTTATTTGGTCTGAACAAAATCGTTTACACATATCTTACGATGGAGTCTCTCAAGCTAA